GGAAAGCATCTATGAGTGATGGTATTTCTTAAAGAACTACCAAATCATTCAGGGCATTGGTTGGCAGCGGTCGTTTGTGGGATTGCCGGTGTTCGAGTTTGAGGCGAAACCCTCGACGGATGATCTGACGCAGACGGAGCGGATTGGCAAGGCGCTCGTGGCGGACGAAAAGCAATTTGTCAGCGTGCCGGATACGGTGAAGTTCCGACTGGAATCGGCGCAAAACTCGGGTGCCGAGGCATTGCTGAATACGATCAAATACTACCGGTTATTGATGCTACAGACGATGCTGGCCGATTTCATCAATCTGGGGGTGGGATCTACGGGGTCGTGGGCGCTGGGGAGCGACAAGAGCCAGTTGTTCTTGATGGCGGTGGACGGGTTCCTGGACCGGATGGCGACGGTGGTGAATCGGTTCGCGGTGCCGCGATTGATGGCGTATGGCGTGCATCGGGCGGCGGCGCGGCCTAGTCTTGTGCATACGCGGGTGGAGAAACCGGCTCTTGCTCAGCTTGGGAGCTGGCTGCAGCAGGTGAGCAGTCTGTTGACGTGGACGGAGGAGGATGAGAGCTGGATCAGGCACCGAACGGGGATGCCGACGTTGGGGCCGGGACAAGGGGACAGGGGGACAAGGGGACAAGGAGACGAGGAGAAGATCCCCGATGAATCGGGGCGTCCGGCGGGGCGCTCGGAGGAGGAGGGGGAGGAGATGGCGGAGTTCGCGGCTTATGAGGGGCGGGGGCCGGAGCGGGCGGGGGTGGAGGAGGGGCTGCTGAACGGGGTGCAGAAGTTCCTCGACGGGCAGCTCAGGCGGATCCGGGCGGCGGTGGCGCGTGGGCGGACGCGGATTGGAGAGGATGACGCGTTCTGGGCGGAGGAGGAGACGCTATTTCGAGCGAGCTTCCTGGATCGGTTGCTGAAGGCGGTGATGGAGTTGATCGAGCTGGTGATCAGTGACGCGCAGGAGCAGGTAGGCGGTGGCGCGGATTGGGCAGGGACGAACGCGGAGGCGGCGGCCTGGGCGCGGGGGTACGTGGGGGAGCTGATCACGCGGGTGACGGAGACGACGCGGGCGGCGGTTCGGGAGACGACGGCGGCGTGGATCGAGACGGGGGCGAAACTGCCGGACTTGGTGAAGGTTTTGAAGCCGACGTTTGGGGAGCGGCGGGCGCAGTTGATCGCAGCGACGGAGGTGACGCGGGCATTCGACGAGGCGAACGATCTGACACGGCAGCGCCTGGGGCTCCCCCGGGCGCTGAAGAAAGCGCCCGCGCATCCGGGATGCCGATGTGCGACGCGGGCGGTGTTGCTGCCTAATGGGGAATGGGTGGTGGTGTGGTATACGGTGCGGGGGGACCGGGTATGCAAACAGCCGCTGAGCACGCCGTGGGGGCGAGTGAACGGGTGCCGGGACCTGCACGGGATGATCGTAAGTGAGAAGTATGGCGGGCGGCGGCTGAGCGAGGTGCGGGCTGAGGTGGGCCGGTGAAGGGTGTGGAAGTGTTCCAGCGGGAATTGGAGCGGCTGCGGACTGCATTGGCGCAAGCGCCGGAGAAGGCGATGGATCGGCTAACGGTGACAGTGGAGCAGGCGCTGATGCTGATGGCGACATATGCGGCGGAATATCCGGCGAAGCCGGGGGGGAGCTCGTATCGGCGGACGGGGACGCTGGGGCGGCTGTGGACGCAGGGGAAGCCACAGATCACGACGGGGGGGCACGTGTTGGAGGCGCGGATTAGTAACGCGACGCCGTACGGGCCATACGTGCAGGATCCAGAGAAGCAGAGCGAGGCGCACAAGGGGCGGTGGCTGACGACGGAGCAGGTGGTCCAGCAGCACGTGAGTGAGATCGAGCCGTTGCTGGTCAGCGTGGGGTATGAAGTTGTGGAGGAGGTAGCGAATGCCGTATGAGAGGTGGGATGAGGTAAACGAGGCGATTCGGGGGATCGAGCCGCGGGTGTCGCTGGCGCAAGCGAATCTGATCGCGGAGTGGGCAGACGGGATGGATGCGGAAAAGCTGGAAGACGTCTGGGCAACGGCGATCGCGCAATTCAAGCGGCTGTACGAGGTGAAGGATGGTGCGTGGGTGAAGAAGGAGGCAGACGCGGAGGCGGCGGAATTCCTGTTTGCGGAGTTGAGTGAGAGGAGGCCGGTGGAGGTGCTTCGGGTGGGGGAGTTCGTGGAGCGCCACGGCCAGGACGTGAGCATAAGTGAAGAGGATTTGGACGCGTTCGTGGCCAACTTCGCGGCGGGGACGGCGGGGCAAGACGTGCCGGTGGATGTGGACCATAGGCGAGGTGAGGCGGCGGGATGGGTCACGAAGGTGTGGCGGGAGGGCTCGCGGTTGCTGGCCTCGATCGATTGGAACGAGGTCGGGAAGCGGCTGGTTGGGGAGCGGGTGTACCGGTATCTGAGCGCATCGATCGACACAAAGGGGCGCGTGATCAAGAGCATCAGCCTGGTGAATTTTCCGGCCGTGAAAGGGTTGAAGCCGGTGGAGCTGAGCGAGGGCGTGTACGCGTGGGCGGAAGCAGGGCTGGTAGAGCAGATCGTGGCGGCGATTAGGGAGGTGTTGCAAGGGGGGGACTACCACGGATCGGAGAAATACACGATGGGAAGGAAGTCAGTTGATCTTGGAGAGCGTAGAAAGGGAGATGAGGGTATGACTGAGGAAGAGCTGAAGAGGCTGAGGGAAGAGATCAAGGCTGAGATGGAGGCGGAGCTGGTGGAGCACGAGAAGACGCTGGCCGAGCTGCGGGAGCAGGTCCGCACGGAGGTAGAGGCGGAGCTGGCGGAGGAGGCGAAGCGGCGGGCGGAGCTGGCGGGGTTCGCGGCGGAGGTGTGCGGCGAGAAGGATGGCGCGGAGGCCGGGCTGAGCGCGAAGCCGGACGAGGTGGTGGAGTTCCTGGCGGCGCTGCCGGAGAAGCAGGTGGAGGCGGCGAAGGCGATGCTCAAGAGCAAGGTGGTGGAATTTGGGGAGCGGGGATCGAGCCGGGACGGGCGCGGCGGGAAGAAGGAGCTGGAGGAACCGTACGCGAGTCAATTGAGAGATTGGATCGCGGCTGAGTATGACCTGGCGGAATGGTTTAAGCTGAACGCGGACGTGATTGGGCAGGCAGAGGAGTATGACCTGTCCGAGTTCGAGAGCAAGGAATAGGAGGGTGGGCGATGACGAATCTGAGTCGAGCGGCGTCTCTCAGGGTGTGGGGAGAGGCGCATACGGAGAAGTTTCACTGTGACTCGTCCGGCGCGCAGACGATCTACAAGGGGCAACCGCTGCTGATCAACCAGTCGGTGGATACGCTCTACGTGGTGGCCTGGGAGGACGGAAGCGGTGAAGGGATCGTGGCGGCGACGGACGTGTGCGTGGGGATCGCGGCGGAGGACAAGGACGTGGCGGCCAGCGCGTCGGAGACGGACGTGGATAGCTGGATCGAGGCGTTCGTGTACCCGACGATCGTGGGGTTCAAGAGCACGGTGTTCACGAACGCGGATCTGGGCAAGACGATCTATATGAGCGACAGCGGGACGCTGAGCGTGACGGCGGCGGACAATCCGCAGCTCGGGAAGCTGCACCGGGTGGAGAACGGGTATGCATTCGTGCAGCTCACGACTCCGCAGGTGTGCAGCGGGGCATAGGTAGAGGAGGATACGAGGATGATCAGTGGCAATGTACCGAAGCATCTGGTGAGTGGAGCGCGAACGGGCTTTCTGGTAGCGATGCGCGAGATGAAGCTGCCGTGGCAGAAGATCGCGATGCCGCACAATATGGACGGCAAGACGACGGACCTTGTGGACCTGGGCGCGGCTCCGATGCCGATGAAGTCGATTGGCGGCCTGCAGGTGCAGGACTTCATCGAGAAGCACGTCGAGGTGCAGCCGGAGGACTGGGAGATCGTGGTCTGGATCAGCCAGAACGCGATTGATGATGACCGGACAGGGGAGCTGGAGCGCAAGGTGAAGGGGGCCGGGCGCAATTTCCAGCGGCACATCAACAAGCGCGTGTTTCAGGTCTTGAACGGTGGGGATGGATCCACGTACGGCGCGTGTTACGACGACAGCGATTTCTTCGACGACGACCACATCGACGCGGGAGCGGCCTATCAGACGGCACAGGCCAACGAGTATGCGCTGACGCTCTCGATGGACAACTTCGAGACGGTCTACGTGGCGGCGCAGGCGCTCAAGGATGACCAGGGCGAAGAGGGTGAGTATCAGTACGATCTGCTGACAGTGAACCCGGCGAACGAACGGGTTGCGGCGCAGATCTGCGCGAACGAGTGGTCGTACGACACGGCGCAGCGGGAGAAGAACCCGTACAGCGGGAAGTTCGAGTACGTGACGAACGCGCAATTGGATAGCACGGCGTGGCATCTGATCGCGTCGAGTGAGGAGATCAAGCCGATCATCGTGGCGATGCGGAAGCAGCCTCAACTGCAGGACGCGTGGTTCGATCCGGCGGCGGCGGATGGTGGCCACCACTACTTCAAGTTCTTCGCCAGATACGAGAT